GACTCAGCAGTTTGTCGTTGCCTCGTACGCGGCCAACGTCATCACTTTTGAACCGGCGTTGACGGTCGCATTGGCGAACAACTCGGCGATCACTTTTGCCGCCGCCCATGTGGTCAATGTCGCTTTCCAGCGCAATGCGTTCGGTTTCGCGATGGCTCCGATCATGGATGCCTCGCTCAACTCGGACTCGATGCAACAGGTCACGGACGCAAAGACCGGCCTGACGATGCGTTTGGAAGTTTCTCGTCAAGAGAAGCAGTGGAAGTTCGATTACGACATCCTGTATGGCGCGACCCTGCTCCGTCCCGAAGCGGCTTGCCGCATCCTCGGGTAATTATTGGTTGATAGCGTGGCGCGGGTTTCGGCTCGCGTCACGCATTACCGAGAGGGATAAACATGGTACAAATACCAACAGTCAAAATCAAAGCGGGCAAGGATTACGCCCTCGTCAACGAGTCGGATTACGATCCCGCGACGATGGAGTTGTTTGACGAACCCGCTCCGAAGGCGAAAGCCAAACCGAAAGCCAAATCGAAAGCCAAGTAATGGCGATTACACTCTCAACAACGGGATATTGCGAAGCGTCCGATGTGGCGGCGATGGTTCAGCAATTCGTCATCGACACCAACTCGGACCCTTCGACGGCAGAAACCGAGGCGTGGATCTCTCAAGATTTCGGCGAGATCAATGCGGTTTTGCGGGCGGCGGGATATGCCGCGCCAGTGGCTCAGTCGGGCGGCTCGCTCGGCGGCACCGTCCTCCTCAACGCCAAGGCGGGACTGATGAACGGAACGCTGTCGCTCAAAGCATCGGGCGGCTCGTTGACGGGATCGGTTCGTCGCGGCGATTTCTTCACCATCTCGGGTGATACCCAACGGTATATGGCAAGTCGCGACGACATCGTCAACTCTGACGGTCAAATCGTGGTGGCTATTGTGCCGTGGGTCGAGGTCGAGGCGGCGGCGAATACTGCCGTCACGTATACCGCTGTGGTGGATGCGCCGAAGATGCTCAAGGGACTTAATGCGACGATGACCGCAATACGCGTTCAGCGGGCGGCATATAGCTCGTCGGGCACCTCGGTTGACGAGTTGGTGCAACCATTAATTGACGACCGCGATCGCATCCTCTCGGGGTTGCAGAGCGGCGCATACGACATACCGACTGCCGCAGTCGAGACGATCGCGGGCGGCGGCACCATGTCCTTGTTGAGATCTTAAGAGGATTAATATGGCAAATTGCACAATCGCAGATGTGGCGGCACTGGTATTGACGCCGGGCGTTCGCTTTGCACCGTCCGAGCATGAGCGAGTACAGGCGGCAATAGACGCGACGGCGCAATCCGTGGCCGAGGATGCCGACTATGCGACCTTGATGGCGGCACGGCACGACAACGCAGAGGCGGCGGCGGCCAAGTTGATTGACCCGCCCAAACCGAAAGCGAAAGCAAAGAAAAAATGATCGAGATTCGCGTGACGGGGTTGGATAATCTGGAAGACGCAACGGGCGAAATGCGGAAATGGGGCGAGCGTCCATTTGATGGGGGTGCGGCTCTTCGCATCCGCAAAGATTGGATGAGTCGAATCGGGCAAGCGTTTGAGACTAAAGGCCAGAGCATCGGCACGAAGTGGAAACCGTTGTCGCCATCATATGCCGCATGGAAGGGTCGCCATTTTCCCGGTCGACCTTTGCTCGTCTTGCGTGGGCCGATGAAACAATCCCTCACTGAGGAGTCGTCACGCAATGCGATATTTAATCGCAAAGGCGGTCGGCAGTTGATCCTCGGGACGCGAATCAAATACGCGAAGTTCCACCAGTACGGCGTAAAGAAAAACAATCTGCCCGCTCGCCCATTTTTCAAGGTCGACCAAGGTCTGGTCAACGATTGGGCAAAAGAGATGGCAAAAGACGTTGAACTTGCCGAGAAGGGATCGCGACGATGGCGGGAACGATAAACCCACAAGATGCCGCGAACTCGATCATCACCGTTTTAAACTCGGGAATGACCAGTAAGCTCGGCGCACTCGATACCTCGTATGGCGACGGGATAACGCTCGACACGGTCAACGCTTACTGGCGGGCACCGCAAGAGCAGTACCCCGGCAAGGTCAACGTCGTCGTCGTGCCGACCTCAACCGAGGCGATCAACTCGCCCGATCAACGAGAGATCAACTATATCTCGATTGAGGTAATTGTCACGGGGTCGCAATCGTCTTCGACGTATAGCGGCACCGAAATGATCACGATTCGTTTATGGCGCACTTGTCGCGCCGTGCAAGAACTCTTAAACAAAACGACCCTGTCCGACGCAGTGGATCAGTGCTATATCGAGCGAATTGACGCATCCGAGATTGGCGCAGACGGGACTCAGTTTGAGCAAAGAGCCGAGATGCAGTTTCTGGTATACACATCATAAAAGAGGCAAAAAATGGGAGTCGATAATTTCAGTTATGGCTCGGATCTTGTTGGATTTTTCAAGGCTGAGTCCACATATGGCGTGGCAATCAAGCCCGCCGCCGCCGATGCTTTTCGGGCGACCTCGATCACGATGGGCGCACCTGTCGGTCGGGAGTTTCCCAACGATCGCCGCAACACGCGCTCGCGCATAGAGCAGACGATCACGCGCACACCAGTGCAACCGTGGTCGGCCTCGGGCATATTGCGACCGTCTGGCACCGCAGGGACCGCGCCAGACATTGGTGATATGCTCACTCACGCGATGGGCACTGCGACGGTTTCGGCGGGTACGAGCGTCACGTATTCACTGCTCAAAGATCCGACCGCGTTGTCGGGCGCGATCTATCGCTCAACGACGGATCTGACCGAGGGTGTATCTGGCGCGGTTGTGCAAAACCTCAGTTTCAACTGGTCGGGCGACTCGTTTGTCACGTGGACGATAAGCGGAGTTGGCAAAGATTACATCCAGACGGGCAACACGCTCGCCAACGGCACCGGATCGTCAGCAACCGCTTTGATCGTGGACGATGCAGATTTCTTCTCGCCGTATTCGGTTATCTCGATCGCTTCGACGGATGATGTGCAGGTCACTGCTGTCAATTACTCGACTAATACGTTGACGATCGCCTCGTCTTCGTGGTCTGATGATGCGGTGATCAAACCGTATGTGCCGACCGGCACGTATGCGGGCGACCCGCTCTTCGGGACGGCGGGCACATTATCGCTCGACAATGGATCAAGCACGATCACGCACTTGGGCGGTTCGATCTCAGTCAATACGGGCATCGACCTCCTCAATACCGAGTTCGGCGGGTCGTCGGCGACCGATGTGACCGTTCCCGCATACCGCGAGGTCACGGGTTCGATTGACTTTCTGGTTCGCAAGGACGAGGTCAATCTCTTCAACGAGTTTCGTCGAGGCGTGGCAAAAGATGTGATCATCACCATCGGCGATACTACTGCAAAGCGTATGAAGATCAACTGCAATATCTCGCAGTTTCAACCATCGCAACGCGACTCGCCCGATGCTGATATGATCCGATACACCGCTAATTTGACCGCCCTCGCATCGAGCAGTGGCGAGGACGAGATCACGGTCGTATTCGATTAATGATTGACGTTTCTCTTTGGGAGGGTCGTCGGGGTCGCGTCGCCTCGGCCCGCACTCTGTGGGCAGTCCGATCCTCCCGACTGACGCAAGGAGATTTTAAAGATGGAATTGGGCATTGCTTGGTTTCGATATATACCGCAATGGAAGGGCAACCGCGACCTCGATGAGGGCGAGCAGTTGTCGCTTGAGATCAAACGAATGAAACCGATCGACACATTATACGATGACGACGAGGCATCCGTTCATGCGTGGCGCGACGAGCATCTCAAGCGGTGGCTTGACGATCCCGAGCAAGGTGCAGGGGTGCGCCAGATGCCCGTTGATGTGTTGAAACTGTTAAAACGATTTGCAAATCATACGCGAGGATTTAAGGGGTTTGTCTTTGACGGGGTCGAGAAAACCGACCCGATCGACATATTCCTCAATATCCCGAATCCGACCACCTCGGCCCAAGACAACAGTCTGATTATGGAAGTCGTGCAAGTGTTGGGCGAGACGGCGCACATGACGGGAGACGAGCTAAAAAACTTCGTCGGGCGTGCCGATGGTTCCACCTCGGAAGCGGTCGCGGGTGCATAGCATGTCGAGGACGACGCAAGCCCGACATTTGCCTCCATCCCGCAGGGGAGGATCGAGGCGGTCTTCTCGGCGAGGAGGCATTTGTCGGATGTCCCGCCCGCAAGATAAGCGACTTGAGTCGCGCCCTTTATGAGATCCACCATCTGGCGCATTCTGTTCAGCCGGGAACATACCAACGGCATCTCGGATATACCGAGCTTGTCGAGATGCCGACCATCGTCGCCGAAGCGTTTGATGTCATCGCCGACGAAGCAAATACGATATTAAGGGAAAATAATGGCGGCAGTGAGACAAGACCTGACGGTCGCGATAAAGCTCAATGATCAGTTTTCTCGCGGCTTAAAATCCGTCGAAGATAACGCAAAGTCTGCTCTTGGGAGTGGCGCGAATGGCTTAAAAGGATTGGCCGTAAGCGCGGGTTCAGCGTTTGTCGCAACAGGCGCATTGATTGGCACCGCCATCGTTGGCGGGTTGGCTGCTGCTGTTACTAAGGCAGCAGATTTTGAGCAAGGCATGGCGCGAGTGTCTGCTTTGTCGGGTGCAAGCGCAGATGAGCTTATAAAGCTCAATGACAAGGCGTTAGAACTGGCAGGGCAAACAGTTTTTAAAGGCACTGAAGTCGCGGCAGGCATGGAAGCGTTGGCAATGGCGGGACTTGATGTCAACCAGACGCTTGACGCAATGCCGGGGTTGTTAAGCACCGCGACGGCAGGGAATGCGGATCTCCAAGCAACTGCGGATATTGTGACAAATGTGATGTCGGGGTTTGGTCTTGATGCCACCGAGACGCAACGCATTGCCGATGTATTGGCGACAACTTTCACAACTTCAAATACAACGCTCGACTCTTTGGGCAAAACATTAGAATATGTCGCGCCCTTGGCAAGTACCGCAGGACTTAGTCTTGAGTCGATGGCGGCGGCAAGTGGCATCTTGGGCAATGTTGGCATTTCTGGCTCTATGGCCGGTACGAGCTTGCGAGGTATGATTGACGGATTGATTGCGCCAACTTCAAAAGCGCAAGAGCATCTTGATGCGTTAGATATAACCTTGACCGACATGGGCGGGAATTTGTTACCGTTGCCCGAGTTGGTCGAAGAACTGCAAACTGGGATGGAGGGGCTTGACCCTTCTGAGCAAGTGCGGGTTTTGAAAGATTTGGTTGGTGTTGAAGCGATGGGTGGTTTGCAAGCGTTGATGGCGGCGGGACCAGAAGAGATCAGAACATACTCGGACGAGTTAACAAATTCACTTGGTAAAAGTGCCGAGATTGCCAAAAAATCTGCTGACAATTTAAAAGGTGCATGGAATGGATTAACGTCTGCATTTGATTCCATATTGATCAAAATTGGTATGGAAGTAACGCCAATATTTAAAGATTTATTAGAAAACACAATCACCCCAATGGTTCGTGCGATTGGCGAGTTTGCTACGAGCATGGGCGGGTTCGATGTGATTTTCAAAGATGCGTTGACTTTTGTCGTCGGTTTTAAAAATACGGCTTTAAATGTATTAAGAGAGCTTTTCAATAATCCCGCTTTCGCCGAAGAGTTTCTCGGCAATATCGGCTCGGTATTTTCGGCGGCACTCGGGGTCGTTTCGACCTTCGCCTTTGGCACCACGGGCAGGGGTGGCATGGTCGGTATTATCACCGAGTTAGCCAAAATAGTATGGGCACCCCTCAAACAAGGGTTTCTGGCAATATGGGACGCAATCAAGATCCCGCTTGTCGAGGGGGTCAATTTTATGCAACGGATGTTTATCGAGGGCATCAACGGAATTATCCGATCGTTTAATAGCCTCGCGGGCATTATCGGCGTTTCGATTGACGAAATCGACTTTACTCCGATGACCGTCGATGCGCCGAAGTCATTTCAAGATCGATGGGCCGAGGGAACGGCAGAGGTGCGGCAAGCGTTTAATCGCGTCGGCGATCATGTTACGGATATGCAGGTGGGCATTGCCGCCGAGACGGACATAATGACTTCGGCAATACAAACAACAGCCGAATCCGCTTCGCATTTGGTCGATAAGGGGATGACGGAAGTCGTTGAAAAATACCAAGGTGCCACCACAAAAATAAAACAAGAGGCACCAGCAGACGGCAAAGAGATCGGCGAGAGTTTGGCAAATCCCATCGTTGCGACAATGGACGATGCGGGCGAGGAAATCGCAGAAAATTTGATGTTGACCATCGGGCGCGAGCTAAAAGATCCACAGACGGGCATCGGGAAAATATTGGTCAATGGATTGGCAGATGCAATCGGAACGGGCGATTTTCGAGGTGCAATTCAAGGGGTGGCGATGGCACTTGGCACCATGATTGCAGGACCGATTGGTGGTGCAATCGCGAGCGTTGTCTCTGGCTCATTATTAGAAACCAAACCATCGTATGCTCAACGGTCGAGTGGACCTCTCGGCGCGATATTGCGAGGATTTACAGAGGCGGGTGGAGATATATCAAAAGTTAACCTTCGCGGTCCCGGTGGGGTTATGCTCTCGGAATTTTCGGGAATGTACACAGAGGCAGGGAGAACACCAAAAGATTGGAAAGGGAGTGTCACAGCCGAATCACGTGGGTTGCGCCATGAAACAGCATCGCAATTAAATAAAATGGGGTTACCGTGGCGACTTGCCACCATGATGACCCAGAATATAATGCCCAAATTGTTACAAGGGCGCAAACTTCCAGCGGCTGAAGCGCGAGAAATAAATGAATTGTTGCAAGAAATATTAATTTCTCAAGAAATTAATGACATTATGGGTTTGGAAACAACAAAATCATTTGAAGATTTTATCGCCGAATCCGCAGAGTCGCGTCTTGGCATTACGGAAGCCGCCAATGGTTACTCGGGCATGGTATCCGAGCCGACTCTGTTTCTCGCGGGCGAGGCGGGACCAGAAATGGTTGACATCACCCCATCCTCGCGCATGTCGGGCGGGTTCTCTGGTTCGGGCGGTTCAAATTTCCATTTCAATTTTTCGGTCAACACAATCGATGAGCAGGGGGTGCGATCGTTCATCGAGCAAGACGCGAAACCGTTTATCGTGCAGATGCTTAACCGCGAATCGACCCGAGGATCAACCGTAATGTATAGCACTGGACTCACAACCGACCCGAGCGTATAAAATGGCAAGCAACGCGAGAATACTGTACAACATGGATACTTGGGACGCTGCGACGATCACCGGATCGTCTCAAGCGAATACCGACCTTGTGCCGGCCAATGTCGTCCACGATCATGTCAGCAAGATGTGGAGGACGACAGGCAAGGCAAGCGAGAACATCGTCTTTGATCTCGGCACCGCGACCAACATCACGGTCTTCTCGATGTTTACGTTTAATCTTACCGCCTCGGCGACCGTGACCTTGCAAGCTAATGCGAGCGATTCGTGGGGGTCGCCCTCGTATTCGCAAGCGTTGACGATTGCGACCGATGCCGATGGCAATGTTCTTCAGCGCATCGTTTTCTTTCTCGGCCAGACTTATCGGTGGTGGCGCGTCACGTTTGCCGATTCGGGCAACTCAGACGCTTATCTTCAGATCGGGCGCATGGCGGCGGGACAGTATTACGAGACGACTCGCAATATAAACCAAGGTTTTAATATCACCATGTTCGACCCAAGCGAAGGAGATCGGGTGCCCGGGCGACAGACCTTTTTTCGCAATCGCAATCGATACCGCAGGGCGACCGTCCGGTTCAATCTCCAAAGTCAAACGCAGACGGATAAGCTGTCGGCGATTATGACGAAGACAGGCAACTCTCGGCCCATCGTGCTTGCCCTCGATCCCGACAACCGACCGAGCAAGGACTCGATGTATTGCTATCTGGAGACACCGCTCGGTCAGGCGCATCAGTTTATCGGCAATTATTCAACTGCCCAACTGGTCTATGAGGAGAAAACCGAGTAATGGCTTTTGACGCGAACTCGTCGATACAAGAATGGCGGCAGCTCGTTGAGATCTCTTTAACGGGCAAGACGCTCCGCTTTGCCCGCGATCCCGTCACGTTTAGCGATGGGACGGTTTACGATGGGCGCCTCTTGAGTATGTCGTCAATGTCCCTCTCGGCAGGGCAACTGCTCGACCCCCGCGTCACAATGCCGAGCTTGACGCTCGATCTCGACAATGCCGATTCGGGCATCTCCGATCTGATGGAAACATACGAGTGGAGCAACAAAAGCGTGACCGTCAAGATCGGGCAAGGTACGACCGCGGCAGATTATACGACTGTATTTATCGGCACGATCCTTTTCCCGGGCGGCATCACGTTTGACGATACGACGGCGAGGATTGACCTCGATGATGAGCGCATGAAGGATGAAAAGGTTCTGCCGACCAATCAATTTTTCGCAACCACTTATTCAAACGTCGAAGAGAAGTCCAAAAACCTCCCGATCCCGCTCATATATGGCGATTGGCGTACCACTGCGGGCGGCGGCGAAAAGGTGCCGTGCTATTGTATCAATACGACGAATCGCACCTTCAAGATCGCGGCCCATGCCCTCAAGAGCATCGAGGCGGTTTATAAGAACGGATCTGCGGCAACCCTCACCTCAACCGATCTCGCAAACGCTGAGTTTGTGATGGACGACGCATACGACGAGACGACCGACACGGTGACGGCAAATATTCAAGGGGCGACAGATGACGGGACCAGTGGCGGGACGCTTCTGGAATCGTTGCCCGATATTGTTCAAGACATTCTGGAGACGCACCTGTCGGTTGATTCGAGCAATCTGGACGCGACGGCATTTGCGACGTGGGAGACGAACCTCGGAACGACTAAAGCGCGGCGACATATTGCGGCAGAAAGATCGTCGAATACGCTGATCACCGACGCACTGATCGAGGGGTTTGCTGATCTGATAATAATCGACGGCAAATATACACCGCGATACCGAATCGCAGGTTTGACGGGTCTGGACAGTTATCGAGACTTCGATATGACAGCACGGCGCGACGGGGTAAAGAATTTCTCCGTCGCTCGCGACCCCGAGCGTATAACGCTCAATCAAGTGGTCGCAGTTTACCGATACGATCCCGCAAATCTGAAGTATGCGGGTCGTTTTGACGAGAACGACGATGCGGCGATCGCCCTCGTCGGCACCACTCGCCGCCGCCGCATGACTTTTGAGTGGCTTTATGTCGATGCCGATGCGGAGATCCGCGCCGAGCGGGAGTTGTATGCCTTCGCCGCCGAGCTTGAGATGTTGACGGTCGGGATTGGGCCGAGGGCATTGACTAAAGTCCCGACCGATCAGTTCCGATTGACATACAACAAATACACCGACTCGACGGGTTTCGGGGTGCCGTTTATGGTCCGAGACATCGGCATCGATTTCAACCAGATGCGGGCGACGATTCGGGCGTGGAATGTGTTGACCTTATCGCCCGGACGATGGACAGCATCGACCGCGCCGACATGGGGATCAAGCACGTTGACGCAACGCGAGGAACATGGTTTTTGGACCGACGCGAGCGGATACGCCGATCCCTCGGGTTCGCCTGATCCAACTTCAAAACGGAGTAAGTGGTTTTAATGGCATATACAGCAGGTTTTTCGGTTAATGTCGGCGATCCGACCAAGGCAAGCGATGTCACAACGCTTGCGGCAAACGATGACTATCTCAAGGCGGCGGTCGATGGGAAAGCCGCACTGAGTGGTTCGACAAATAACACGGTCGCAACAGTGACGGGTGC